TATTAACAATTATGAGTACAGAAAAAAGTATGAAAAGACATGCCTACGACAACGCAAAGAAAGCATTGACAGGAGCAAAAAAAGGAAAGAAGTATATTTATGACAAAACCTGGGGACTCACCCACAACTAATTGGGAAGAAGAATACAAAAAAGAACATAAACTCCGCCAAGAGGCTGAAGGCGAGATGAGTATTCTTAAAACTATTTCGGTTCACTCCTCACCGGAGATGAGAAAAGCTAATGCACAGATTAAAGAACTTCAAGATAGTTTGGATAGATTCAAGAAAGAAAATAATGAATGTTATAATAGAATTGCCGCCCTCACGGAAACTTTAGAAAGCAAAGATTATTTTAAAGATCCAGACTACAAATTTTTGGTCGATGAAAATCACAGGCTCGAACAACAGTATTTAGAAGTAGCGGCTGACAACAAGAAATTATCTAGAGAGATTGACGATCGAATCAATAGGATGAGAAAGTCAGGAATGTAATGAGAGAACATGATGAGATCGTTAAGGATATTAAGACTGTTCTGGAAGAGAAGGTTGCCCCGTCCGTTGCGGCACATAATGGTGCTATTGGTTTTATTGAATTTGCCATGGATACTGGCGTGGCTACTCTAAAGTTATCAGGAAGTTGTTCTGGCTGTGCAATGTCAAAGATCACTTTGCATCGAGGCGTTGAAGATATGCTCAAGCATTATGTCCCTGAAGTACAAGCTATTGTGGGTAAAGATGACGAGGAAGCAGAAGGTCAAGGCTACTCTCCTTATTTTCCAAAAGACAAGGAACCTGATTGGGAAAAACTACTGAGAAAGAAAGATGTATAAACCTCTACCCAGTTACCTCACCATTAAAACGAGTAAAGTCAATGGCTTAGGACTCTTCACTTTAGAAAATATTGCTCTCGGAACCAATATGGGAATGAGTCATTTAAAGATTGGAGATACCATCTTTAGAACTCCTCTTGGGGGATTTATTAATCATGCGAATGAAGCAAATTGTGTCAAAGCCGAACTGCGCATGACCAATGAAGATATAAAAGGTAACGCATACAGTTATAAGAAATGGAATTTAATTACAATAAAAGATATCAAGGAAGGAGAAGAGCTTACGGTACGCTATACGTTTTACAATGTCTGATCCCCTAGAAAAAATTTATCAGGAAGTTTTTGAAGATGCACTTCGCTACATGGAAGATCATCCCGTTCAAGCGGTTGCAGCGACGTACATGGCGATTGCCATGCGACTCTATAAAACTCATCTAAACGATGAAGGTTTTCTTAAGATGATTCGTACCGTCATGGAATCTGAAGTCGAACCTTACGAAAAACCTAAAAAGGTGCTTCACTAATGGGACGATCAAACAATAGTTTTACATCTTGGACAAATCCAGCCAATACTCCCGGCCCCAGAGTCCGTATGCCCGAAGAAAAACTTTTCACCGCTGTTTTAAGCCAAGCGGCACACGATGCCTTTTCAGCGCACGTAGGAAAACTTGAACGCGATGCAGCACGGGCTTTCTTCATGAATAAAGGCAAACGGTTCAGGGACATATGCGACCTGGCTGGAAGAGAACCGCAGTATGTGCACGAAAAAGTAAGATCAAGAATCCTTAAAGCCAACGGCTGGAACCTGGACGAGTCCATGCGTAAAATGTACCGACAGAGTAGTGCTCGCAGAAAAAGAGGAAGATACAAAAAGAAACATTTAACCGGTAACGCTTATTATGCAGCGAAAGAAAAAAAGAATTTTTACTATGAAGGCATAGGCAAAAAAGGAGGCCGGCCTAGAATGTATAATAGGATAGAATCATGACCGATAAAAAAGCGATACAATATATGATGTTCCGCTGGGGACCGTGCCTGGTGAAATTTCAAATATCCGAAGAGAACAGAAAACTGTTCCTCGAGGAAGCGAAACTGAGCACGAAAGACTGGTCTAGCCACCTTGCCGGTGTCGATATCAAGGAAGTTGCTTTCAGGGACTACAAGAAATTTGAAAAATTTTTCAGCAGCGCCTTTGAAATCTACAATGACGCCCTGAAGAAATGGACGGGTAGCAAGGATGATGATTTCAACGAAAAGTACCAGCTTAATGTCCTCTGGGCTAATTTTCAAAGACCGGGAGATTTTAATCCACCGCATGACCACGCGGATACTTTATCTTTCGTTATTTTTCTAGATGTACCTGACAAACTCGTCGAGGAAAATAAAGCCTACAAAGGACGATCGGCAGGACCTGGAGGAATAACTTTTGTTTATGGAGACGGAACACGGGAAGCGGTCACGCACCACTCCTTTGTTCCTAAGACTGGCGATATGTATATTTTCCCTGCCTGGTTGAAACACTGGGTTTATCCGTTCAAGAGCGACTGCACACGGATCTCGGTATCGGGAAATGTCGTTAATGCCATAAAAATTAAAAATTTAAAGGTTGACAAGCCGGTATGATGTAGGATAATATAGTAAATAGAAAGTAGGTGAGAAATATATGAGTACAAATACACAAACCACTGCCTATAAGATCAAGTATTATTCTAGATCAGATGGCAAAAGAGTTAATCGACCTTATAATCCTGAAAGACAGTACGAGTTCGTTGCAAAGAACGGCAACTTAATTAAATGCTATTGGGATGAAATGAAGGGTGCATGGAGAAGATCGATTATGGAAAACATCGTCTCTATTAAACCCGCGAAAAAAAAGAAAGGTAAAAAATGAGAACCAACACGTCTCTGCAGTCTCGAAAGAAAGAAAAAATTTTAGAGCTGCGGAGCCAGAATTATACTTACCGTGAAATTCAGGAAGCGATTCCTGGACTGAGCAAAGGATCGATTGCCTACCACTGCGGTGAAGGTCAAAAGGAAAAGAGCCGCGAGGTCAACCGAAAAAGGCAACAAGGCATTTGCAGCAAGGTCCACGGATTTATTTATGACAAACGAAAACCTTATAAACCTCCTATTTATAAACTTGGAGAAATACGTAAAAAAGCAAGAGGCTTTACCTATGGTGTCCACGTAAGGAGCAAAAAAGCAACGTACAAAGCGAATAAAGATATGTTAAAGCACCCCATACAAAAGGTCTGGGCCTATATTGGCAAAGTTTTCCCGGGCATCAAGTCTGAAAAAGAACCCATTCCCGCCGTGAATCAATGGACAGGAGAACCTGATTTTGAAGATGGCAAACCACTGGTGTATCCCTATATGCGCTGCAAGCTATGTGGAGAAATTCGTAATGCCAAAGGCAACGACGTGCACGCCGACCATATCGACGGCGACCGGCTTAATAACCACATTGATAATTTCTCCTTTGTTCATGGTGACTGCAATTACATGAAAGGTCAAAAGATATACAAACAGTTTTATGAAAAGATATGTAAAATTAAAACGAATTTAGAAAAATATATAAAATATTGGAACAAAGAATTATGAGATGGGGCGGAAGCGTTTAAACATCGGGATGACGGTCTCGTTAGCAGTTGCGGTGGCTTCCCAACCTCTTGATTTTATTAGCACCGCAACGGCGTCCGTCTGACATTATGAAAGACTATAGAATAAAAATTACTATACGGAACGAGAGACTTTTATCCGTCATGGAAGAGAAGGGTCACGAAAGCGTTGCTGCTTTTTGCAAAGCTTACGGACTCAGCGCTCCTTTTGTGCGTGATGTTATCAACGGGAGTAAGCCTCCCTTAAACCGGAACAAGGACCTGTTTCCCGCGGTTAAAGAATTACTGGATATTTTAAGCTTAACGGTGGAGCAAGCGTTCACGTCTCGACAGCTCCAAGGCTTTAGAAAGCATAGCTTTGAGGTTAAAGTTGAAGAGAAACAATTGAAACAACTAGTCAATCCTGTCCGCAATCATGAAATGCTGATCATGGAGAAAGATACTAGTCGTACGTTGGCTACGATGCTCAGCGAACTGAGCCCGCGCGAAGAGAAAGTCGTCCGTATGCTTCACGGTATTGGCATGAAATCCGATCATACTCTAGAAGAGGTGGGTCTGATATTCAAGGTGACGCGAAGTGCCATCGGTGCGATTCATAAACGAGCGTTACGCAAACTGTCCCGGATTCAAAATTTAAAGAAACTTCAGGACGCGGGCGCGGACGATGTTTATGGAAAACTGGATCTATCGGGAACGAAAACCGTTGCCGCCCGAGAAATGGAAAAACTTAATGCTACGTTAATTAAAGAGGCAGAAAACCATGAAATGGAATAGTTTACTAGAAAGTATCATTGATGTCGGCTCAGGTTTCCTGCTTGCGGTTGCCATACAAATTTTCATCTTTCCTTTTTTCGAGCTTTATCCTTCCATTCTGGACAGTATCGGCATCGCTTTAATTTTTACGGTTATTTCCATGATACGATCATGGATATGGAGATGCTATTTTAGGAGACAGAAGAGTTAAATGAGTAATGGATTAAGTAAAAAAGAGCAAAAAGATAAGGGAAAATTAACCAAGCAGAAGGGAGACTGGTGCGAACTAATGGCTCAAGCCCATTTTCGAAAATTAGGATGGTTAATTTATCCTAAAACCAGTGGCCCTGTTGATTTTGTCATGATTAATGAAAAAACGGGTAAGGTCCGTTATATGGATGTAAAATACAAAAACACGCGACAAGGAACTAAAACTGCTGGAAGACGCATCAATCGCGTAAACGATTCTTCTTTAAAAAAAATTCTAAAAATAGAAATTGTTTATGTCGACGATGAAGGAAAAATTGAATTTTCTTATTCTAAAGGTAAAAAAAAGTGGCATGAAGAATTTAAAATTGATCGAAATGCAAATGGACAATATACTGGAGAAGTAGTTAGAAAATGAAGTGGAATAAGAAATTTACGTATCCGTCGTGCACCAGGTCCCTGATCCAGGGGAAACGTCACTATGACGTCAACCACGAAAAATTACCGAGTGTCACGACCATCCTTGCGGAAACGCA